AGTAAATCCTACCATATCGCACTCAAGCTCATTCTTAAATGCCTGCAAGAGAAGCGCAAAGCGTTAGTTGTGCGTGAGGTGTTTGACACTATCCGGGACAGCTGCTATGACCTACTTGTTGAAATCTTGGAAGAGTTGGACTTGGTTGGTACAAGTAGAAACAAGGTGCGCTGCACCACAAGTCCTATGACCATCAAGTTCCCCAATGGCTCCAAAATCATTTTCAAGGGCATGGACAAGCCTACAAAGCTCAAGTCAATCAATGGCGTTTCTATTGTCTGGTTGGAAGAGTGTTCAGAAATCAAATATGCTGGTTATAAGGAGCTGCTTGGCCGTCTGCGTCATCCCACCCTCAGCCTTCACTTCATCCTCTCCACCAATCCTGTTGGTACAGAGAACTGGGTGTATCAGCACTTCTTCAAGAGAGTGGATGAGGACGGAAATGAGCATGTGACCTTGGACGACAATCTGCTGTATCAGCGCAGAACCATCGTCAAGCATGGGGTTTACTACCACCACAGCGTTGCTGATGACAACTTATTCCTGCCTCAGTCCTACATTGAGACCCTGGACCAGATGAGGGAATATGACCCAGACCTGTATAGGATTGCCCGCCTGGGCCGTTTCGGTCTGAATGGTAAAAGGGTACTGCCCCAGTTTGAGGTGGCCAAGAGCCACAACGAGGTGATCAAGGCTGTACAGTCTATCCCATCCAAGTTCAAGTTTGTGGGTATGGACTTTGGTTTTGAGGAATCCTACAATGCTGTGGTACGGTTGGCTGTTGATGACAAGAACAAATACTTGTACATCTATTGGGAATACTACAAGAACGGTATGACTGATGACAAGACAGCCAAGGAGCTGGCCAAGGAAGGTCTGGACAAGGAGCAGATTGTGGCCGACTGTGAAGACCCCAAGGCAATTGCTTTCTATCGTCAGAACGGCTTCAGGATGCGTGGTTGCCACAAATTCCCTGGCTCCAGACTGGCCAATACAAGAAAAATCAAGAGATTCCACAAAATCATCTGTTCACCCAATTGCCCCAACACAATCCGGGAGTTGTCCACCCTCATCTATGCCAAGGATAAACAGGACAGACCCATCTATGATGAGTTCAATATCGACCCGCATACATTCTCCGCAATTTGGTACGCCTTGGACAACTATGAGGTGGCCGATGTGAAGGAAATTCCCAGAAACAGCAGAAGGGGAGCAGCATAAACAGCAACCAAAGGTTGTTGATAATATGAAAGGAGTTTACATTATGCAAAAGAAGTTTGAGGACATCATCAACGAGGGCAAGAAGCAGGGCGCACCCGTGGAGGCTATCAATGCAGAGCTGAAGGCTGCAGGAGCCAATTTCCACCTGAACCCGGACGGCAGCGTGGCTGGGTGGACGGAGCAGGAGATGAAGGAGGGCTTCCAGCCCGGTGAACCCGCTAAAGATGCTGTGCATCTCCATGACATCATGCGGTATAACCCGGCCAACGCTGGCAAGACCATCCGAGTCAATGTGGCTGAGGGCACCTATGATGTGACGTGGAACGAAAATGGCAACCCGGTGAAGGCTGTAAAGAAGTGAGCCATGAGGGGCAAACGGCTATTCACCAAGACCAGGCTGATGCAAATCACCCGGTTCATCTTCGTCACAACGCAAATCTCAGCCCTGATTTGGGTGTTTACCAGCTATGGGATTGCGATTTATTCCACAGTTAAGCTGGGACAGGTCTATACCATGGCAGAGCTTTCTGAGCCCGCAATTCATACTATCCTGGGGGTGGGGTTTCTGAAGGTTTTGGAAAATATCTTCGAACACAACGATGGAGTAGTGTTTGGAAAAAGCAAAGGGGGTGAAGCAGATGGACAAGGTGATTAAACGGTTGGCCAATCTTCTGTCTGTGAAGTCTTTGGTGACGCTGTGCCTGACTGTTGTCTTTGCGGTCATGGCGCTGAAAGGAGCTATCAGCCAGGATTTTATGACCATTTACGCTGTCATCATTGCGTTTTACTTTGGTACTCAGAGCCAGAAGCAGCAAGACGCAATTGATAGCAATTCTGGCAAGGAATGAGGCCCCTGCCACCCTGTTTGGGGTGTGAATTCCGTTCTAAGCTCTGCCATGGGAGCTGTACAGTGTATAAGACTTTCAAGGCAGAGCTTGAGAGGGTAAAAGCTGAGGAGCACAAACGCAGCCCAGCTGAAGAATACGCCTCAGAACAAATTCAGAAGCGTATGCACCGCAACTTTATGAAAACTGAAAAACGCAACAGAAAACGATTTTGAAAGAGGTGAGAACATGGCTGACAAATTACAAGCATCGGTTGATGTCACAAGGCTTTTGAACATTCCTACCAGCATTATCAAGGCTGAGTTGGAGGGCCTGTATGGCACAAATGTCCTGGAGGATATGTATGAGGTTATCCGACTGTACAATGTGTATGAACACGGTGCCCCCTATGTACAGGAGGGCCAGCTGGACTACACGCCTGCAGATTTGAGATACAAGACAACCCGCTCCCTGCTGGACAAAGAAGTGCGCTTTTTGTTCTCCAAATCCCCAGACTTTTATGTGGATGTAGACCTGAGTGGGAACAAAGAGGAGCGGGAAGCAGCCAAGGATGCGGGAACCATTTACCAGACTTTGATTGACAATGTTCTGGAGGAAAACGGCTTCAAGAACGCTCTGCTCAAGGCTGCCAAGGATTGCTTCATCAGCAAGAGAGTGGCCCTGATGTTTAACATCAACGAGGACAGCGGAATTCAGGTCAGTTTCCTTCCCAGCCTTGAGTTTGTGTACGATGTTGACCCCAATAATGCCAACATTCTGACCAAGATTGTTGCATTCTATGGGTTGAACAACGAAAAATCCAAGGTTGACCAGCGCATTTACAAGAAGAAGTACTGGATGCAGAACGGCCTGTGCTACTACTCTGAGAATGTGTACAATGGCATGGGGCAGCTGGTTGAGGAAATCCAGCCTGACACACAGACCCGGTTCACCTTCATCCCTGCTTGGGTCATTGTAAATGATGGCCTGACGGGTGACCTGATTGGTGTTTCGGAAATCTCTCAGCTGGAGGATTATGAGAGCTGGTACAGCCGTTTGGCCGCAGCCGATATGGATGCAGAGCGCAAAGGCATGAACCCTATCCGCTACACTGTGGATGCCTCTCCTGAGTCCACCAAGGGGTTGTCTATTTCCGCAGGAGCTTTCTGGGATTTGTCCACTGACCAGAACCAGGCCACAGAAAGAACAGCTCAGGTGGGTGTGCTGGATTCTCCTATGAGTT